CAACAAGCGCAACTTACCAAAAAAGACGAGCTTATCGAACAACAAGCAACGGTGATTAAAAATCTTACCAAACGCATAGCGGAGTTAAAAGCTAAGCCTATAAAAAGGAGACGGAAGAATGACAACTAAAGAAGCAATACAAGCTATGCTTGATGGGAAAAAAGTAAGAGTTTGTGGGTGGGATACAAATTTTTATGTATATATTTCTAGCGATGGATATATTCGTGATAATCTTGAACATTTGTATAATTTTGAAAATACTTTAGGATGGGAAATATACGAAGAGCCAAAGCCTAAAGAAACGGTGACTATTGAAAAATGGTTATGCTGTGCCAAGGATGATATGTATTATGTTTTTGAAGCATCTTTGAGCCAAATAGAATATGCTTCACATAATAAAATAAAACTTCTTGACACATACGAGATAATACTATGATCTGTCCAGAATGTAAAAACATATACCCAGCACATTATAAAAAGTGCATTAAATGCAATGCAGAGTTAGTGAAAGAAAAGTTTGCACCGCAAGACACGGAAGAGCAAGAAGTTAAGGAGCTAATCACTCCTTTTGTGGAATTTACGCCTTTAGATGATTTTGGAGCATTGACAAATGAAATATAGTACAGAATTTTTATACGGCATAGACCCTAAAGACTTAGCAAACATGAGGTACTACGACGCGTTGCAAAAAGTAAGACAAGGCGCAATTGCACATAAGGAAAGGCTTATCAATAGTAAGCCATTACATGAGCTAACAAGCGAAGAGCAAGCTATGGTTGCATACCTAGAAAAGACGATCAAAGGTCGTGAATTTTTAATTGATGAAATGGAGTGAAAGATGTTTAAAAATGTTAAAAATTATTTGTATGCTTTTTGGTTAGGAGGTTCGTTAGCTTATGCAGATTTAACAATATCAAACTATAAATATTGGATTATTATAGTTCCTACACTTGTTTTAGTTTCTTTTTTAAATGAAAGGAAATAACAATGCTACAGAATAAGCCATTTAATGAGGCGTTTAGCTGGATTACTAATAGCGAGAGTCAGTTAATGGCTATTATGGATTTATTGGATACTACAGCGTGTAGAGATAAAAAGGGTGAAATGTTTAAGTTAGCAGATCAGATCGTGAGGGATATGTAAAATTTATAAAGGAGGAAAATATGCAATTATTTGGCGTAAGGAGTCTTTAATAAAAAGCCCTCCGATGAAAGAGGGCTAAAAGTGTAAGATGAAAGGACAATGTTATTATAGCATAAAAAATACTATTGTGTGTAATTTATGGTATAATAATAGAAAATGAAAGGCGTCAATCGTGGCTTTAACACCCAAGCAGGAACAGTTTTGCCTTGAATACTTAAAAGATGGTAACGCTTCACGTGCTTATCGTACAGCCTATAATGTAACAACTACCAAAGATACAACTATTAACGTACAAGCTTTAAAAATACTTAAAAACCCTAAGGTAGCTACAAGGATAAATGAATTAGGCGAGAAACACGCTAAAAAAAACGATGTAACAGCTGAACGTATTATAAAGGAACTTGCCGGCATTGCATTCTTTGATGTGCAAAATCTATATAACGATAATGGAACACTAAAGCAGATCACAGAACTTAGCAGCGAAGTTACAAGAGCTATTCACTCCACAAAACAACGCTTGGAAAAACAAGGCCCAGATCGTGAAGATTGGGCAGAGATTAAAGAGATCAGAACCCACGATAAATTAAAAGCCCTTGAATTACTAGGCAAAACTCTTGCTATGTTTACAGATAAGAACGAGATAAGTGGCTCATTATCCCTTAAAGACTTTGTGGAACTACGTAAAAAATGACAGACATTGAAATGCTTACTCGTTGGGCTGATAGCATTGAATTATTTGTATCAGAAGCTTTATGCCCTAAAAGAATAACCACTCAACAACTAGGAGTATTACAAGACATAGATCAAGGCGTTAAAGACATAGCTATTAAATCTGGGCACGGTACGGGAAAAACTACACTGCTTGCTTGGGTTATCTTGTGGGTTGGGATGTTTAAGTACGATGCGAAGATACCAGCAACTGCACCAACTGCACCACAATTAATAAAACTGCTCATACCTGAGGTAAGGAAGTGGAAAGACAGACTTCCACCTCAACTCTCAAATCAAATTACAATCAACAACGATGCAATAAAGTTTACAACAGGTAATGAATGCACTCCTAGGACCGCAAGAAAAGAAGCGCCAGAAGGATTACAAGGTTTTCACGCCTCTTACTTAACATGGATAGTTGATGAGGCTAGTGGTGTGCCTAATATAATCTTTGAGGTAATAGACGGTTCTTTAACTGGTGAAGACTATTTAAGGATTATGGCTGCCAATCCAACAAGAACAGAAGGATTTTTCTTTGATGCGTTTCACCGTAACAGTCAACTATGGAAAGTACACACATTTAACGCAGAAGAGTCTGAGAATGTATCTAAAGAATCAATAGAGCGTAAGAAGATACAGTATGGCGAAGATAGCGATGCGTATAGGGTAAGGGTTAAAGGGCAGTTCCCTCGTTCAAATAGTGATGCAGTAATTCCTTTACATGTAATAGAAGATGCAATTAATCGTGAAGAGTTTAATACCTTTGGTGCGGAAGTGTGGGCGGTAGATTATGCAGATGCTGGAGATGATAAAACAAAACTTGTTAAACGAAAAGGTAATTACTTCTATAAAGTTTTAGAATGTCCCGTAATCGGCTCTCATAGGCAAGTAGAAACAGCCAATTGGATAGCAAACCTTTACAATCTAGCAGAAGAAAAGCCTTTGGCTATTTTTGTGGATGCAATAGGCGAGGGTAGTGGCTTAGTGTCAGCGTTAAAGCAACCACACTATAAGAAGATACCAACCGTTGCAGTAAAAGGGTCAGAACAAGCAGATGACTTTGAAACATACGGAAATAAACGAGCAGAGTTATACTACAAATTAAAGTATGCCTTAGAAGATGAGGGCAAAATGTTTAATGATGATATGGCTATAGGTGAGTTGTCAGCACAAAGATTTATTATATCAGAACGCGGTAAGCTTATGATAGTTCCAAAGAAAGAAATTAAAGAAGTACTGGGGCGCTCACCTGATATAGCGGATGCAATGAGCCTTACTTGCGCCAAGGTGGTTTACGATAAATCAAAACACCAAACGTCATCGGAGCCACAACAAGTAGATTCATGGATGGGCGCCTAATTATGGTACAATACAAAAAAATACGAGGTATAGCATGGATATAATCGCAAAGCAAGAAATTGATATGCAAGAGGAAGGCGAAGAGGGATTTATTAAGTTAGCAAAAGAGCGCTCACTTATAGGCTCTAAATACTGGCAAAGAACCTATGACATATCAAGGGAAGATACAGCTTTCATTTATGGTCAGCAATGGGACGATAAAGCCTTAGAAGCCAGAAAAGGAAGACCAACACTAACCCTTAACAAGATGGGACAGTTTATTGATGGTCTAGTCGGAGATCAACGTCAAAATGTTCAACAAATAAAATGTATCCCATCTGGCAACTTTGACGGAACCGTAAAGAATACAACAGCTTCCAAAGATTATAAGATCTCGGAAGTGTACGAAGGCTTAATTAAAAACATTGAGCTTGTCAGTAATGCTTCATACCAGTACAAGACATCCTTTCAGCACGCAGTGGAAGGTGGTTTCGGTTGGCTTCGTGTCCTTACTGATTACGCAACAAATGACAGCTTCGATTTAGATTTAAAAATACAAGCAGTTCGCCATAGATACACAGTAATCATTGACCCTGATGCAGTAGAGCCAGATGCTAGTGATATGAACTGGGCTTTTATCTCTGAAAGGATGAGCCAAAATGAATTTAGAAAAAGATACCCAGATGGCAAAATAGCTGATCTTGAAAGAGTGACAGCAGATCATGTATCGTTTTGGGGTGTTGATGATACCGTAGTTGTGTCTGAATACTTTATGCGTAAGCCAATCACTAGAACTCTTTTAATGATGAGTAATAGCGAAACGTATTGGAAAGATGAAGTTAAAGACATATTAGATGAACTCGCAAGCAATGGAGTTACTGTTCTTAGAGAGCGCAAAGTTAAAACGTATAAAGTCCTTTGGCACAAAATGACAGCGGGCGGTATTTTAGAGGGACCTAAAGAATGGGTCGGTTCAACTATACCAATCGTGCCAGTATGGGGAAAAGAAGTAGATATCGAAGGCAAGCGTGAATTTCGTGGTTTAGTACATGACGCCAAAGACGCTCAACGTATGCACAATTATTGGATGAGCGCTGCCACCGAACGTGTGGCATTATCTCCCAAAGCTCCTTGGGTTGGTGCTGTTGAAAACTTTGAAGGGCACGAAGAAAAATGGAATACTGCAAACATTAAAAATTGGTCGTATCTTCCATATACCCCAACAGCTACAGGAGATAGACCACAGCAAACGCCGCCACCTCCAATGCCAGCGCAAGAGTTACAGATTGCAGCATTAAGTGAGCAAGGTATTAAATCTTCAATCGGTCGTTATGATGCAATGTTGGGCAACAGGAGTTCAGAGCAAAGCGGTATTGCTATCAACGCAAGAAAGCAACAAGGGGATAACGCTTCTTTTGTGTTTATTGACAATCTTAATTTAGCTATCCAACGCATAGGAAAAATTTTAATTGAAGCAATCCCAGCAGTTTATGATGGGAATAGGGTTATACGAATGCATTTTGCAGATGGCAACGGTGATTTTGTAGAGATCAATAAAACAATACGTGATGAGAAAAGTGGCAAAGACGTAGTTATTCACGATCTTGGTATGGGTAAATATGACGTAGCAATTACTACGGGACCACAATATGCAACACAACGCCAAGAAGCAGTTAACACTATGCTTGAAGCCGCAAGAGTAGTTCCAGCGATAGGACAAATTGCAGGGGATTTAATTGCTACAAACTTGGATATTCCAAATAGTGATGTGCTAGCCGAAAGACTTAAAAAAATGTTGCCACCTAACATGCTCACACCCGAAGAGCAGCAAGAAGTGGCAAAGAACTCTCCACCTCCACAACCACCTCAACCAACGCCCGAGGAAAACATAGCGCAGATTGAAATGCAAGGCACACAGTCTAAACAGCAATTCGATATACAAATGCAACAGTTAAAAATACAAGAGGCTAATATCAAACTAGAAACTTCAAAGATCGAAGCACAAGCAAAAATACAAGGAGCAATAAATGAATCGCAGAGTAAAGAGGGAACAAGCAAAGGCACTCATGAAGATGCAACGCAAGATACAGAACTCATTAAAAGCATTGTGCACGATCAAGTAGCACAAGCAATGGCTGAACTGATAGCGCAAAGCAGACAACAAGCAATGCAACAATCACCGCAAGAAGAAGCAATGGAGCCAGTACAGAACATGCAAGAGGAAAATATTGAAAAATAAATTAAATTTATGGTATAATAAACAAAACCACGACCTTTGAAAGGGGTACGCACATGGATGACAATTTTATTGTAGAGAGCAACAAGACACAACTAGAGGAAGTTATAGGAGCCGAAGCTAAAGAAGAAACTACAACTGAACCTTCGAGAAATGAGCCAGAAGTTAAAACCGAACTAGAGGCAGAAGCCAATGAAGAAGTTAAACCAAAAGGCAAATCTCGCGCGCAAAAACGTATTGAAACTCTTGTACAAGAAAAACACGATTTGGCAAGGCAACTAGAGGAAGCTAAAGCTAGCAAAGTAACACCTAGTAAGTCCGAGTTAAACCCTGATGATTTTGAAGATTACGATGATTACCTTGAAGCAGTAGAAAAGACAAAGTCTAAAGAGGTAACGAAAGAGACTAAGACTATCGATGACGGGCAATTAGTTGTAGATCAAGCTAAAGAAAACTTTGAAGATGCTCGTGAGAAGTATGAAGATTTTGATGATAAGGTAAATGCAATGCCTATTCTCACTATCGACATGTTACGAGTTCTTAATGATAGTGAAGACGCTGGTGAATTAGCGTATTACTTAGCAAATAATCCAAAAGAGGCTAGACAGTTGTCACAGTTATCTCTTGGAAAAATGGCGATCGAAATTGGCAAGTTGGAAATTAAAATGACTTTGCCTAAAGCTGAAAAGCCTATTGTTAAAAAAGTAACAACAGCTCCAGACCCAGTTGACCCAGTTGGTGGTGCAAACATGCCAGCTAGAAGACCAGAAGATGCAACTTCTCAAGCAGAATATGAAGCAATGAGATTAACCCAAACGTCTAACCGCAAAGGTTGGATTTAACCCTAGGAGAAATATATGCCTCAAACCAATGGTATTGGAGGTAAATTACTTACCTCCGACCTCATCCTTAAAGAAGCGATGTGGCAGTTTAAAAATAACCTTGTTGCGTGTAAACGAGTTTATCGTGATCTTGAAAAAAAAGTTGTCAATGGCGTAGGTAATAGCGTATCGGTTAAAAAACCTTTCCGTGTTAAATCTACGGAAGGCAGAACAATTGGTATTCAGCCAATGGTTGACAATACTGTTACGATTACAATCAATCGTCAAAGAAACGTAGGTCTTAAATGGACTATCCAAGATTTAACACTCTCTATTGAAGAGTTTAGTCAACGTTATATCCAACCAGCAGTAGGCGAAATTGCGACTCAAATGGAGCTTTCAGTATTTGATGCAGCACAATCAGCATATTTTATGACTGGTACGGTAGGCACTGATCTATCATACGGAACATTCGCGCTCACAAGAGCACAAATGAATGGAGTTGCTATCCCTGATGAAGGTACTGGCTTACGTTCAGCACTTATAAATGATATTGATGCCGCAAACATTTCAACTTCACTTGCTACTGTATTTGCTGGCGGTGGTAGTCTTGCAAAAGATGCTATTCAAAAAGGATACATGGGACCATTGAGTGGTATGGAGTTTTATTCATCTCCAATTGTACCTACTCATACTGTAGGCGCATACGCAGGTACTCCTTTAGCAGATGGTGCAACGGCTCAGACTGGCGCTTCAATTTTAACAAAAGGCTGGACTGGTTCGATTACGGGCTTGCTTAAAAAATACGACATTATCACTTTTGCTGGGGTGTATGAGATTAACCCTATCACTCGTCTAAGTACTGGCAGACTTCAAACTTTTGTTGTAACAGCAGACGTTAACTCCACAAGCGGTGCGGCTACAATTCCTATTAGCCCTTCAATTAATGACGGTACTTTAACTACTACCGATATTGAAGGTACAACAGTTTCACTTGCTGCATACCAAAACGTATCTGCTGCAGTTGCTAACAATGCAGTCGTAACCGTAATTGGAACAGCAGGTGGAATCTATCGCCAAAACTTTTACATGCACAAAAACGCTATTGCATTGTGTGTACCTCAATTAGAGTTGCCACGTTCAGCAGTTGTTGCGGAAAGAATTACAGACCCAGAGAGTGGCTTGTCTTTATCTCTAACAGAAGGATACACAATCGGAGATCACACAGAGACTACACGTCTTGATGCAGTATGGGGCGTCCAATTAATAAACCCAGAGTTAATCTTCAAACAATATACTGGCAAATTAAACTAGCCGTATGATAGTCTCCACTAAGGTGGGGATTATTCATATTACTTTTAAGGAGATATAATGAGTTATAGTAAAACAGCATTTTGGATGTATAACGTAGAAACTGGTGAAAGTAAATTATTTGAAAAAGAATCAGACTACGATGCTAACGAATGGACAGATAGCCCAGCAAAAACAAAACTTGCTGCTATTGACGCTGAGGAAGTAGATCGTATTTCGTTAAAGGAAGAAGCCACATCCCTAGGATTAGAGTTCCCATCAAACATTAAAACTGATAAACTGATTGCTATGATTGCAGTTGCTAAGGAATAAACATGCCATTAAAAAAAGGGAATGATTACAAAACTATTTCTTCTAATATTAAACAAGAAATAAAATCTGGAAAACCACAAAAGCAAGCTGTAGCAATTGCTATGAGCGTGGCTAAAAAAGTTAAAAAATAAGGAGATAAAAATGCTCTTATCCAAAACTATTGACGGAGCATTACGCCTCCTAGGTGTTCTTGCAGCTGGCGAAGAGGCAAGCCCTACAGAACATGAGGATGCGTTAGATAGACTTAACGGCATGATTGATGGATTTAATATCCAAAACTTTACCGTTTCTCACCTACAAGAAAAAGTTTATAGCCCACCTTCCATAGGCTGGACTTCTAAAGTAACAATAGGAACAGATATTAACAACACGTTTGTCGAAGTAGCACCTATGTCAGTTCAAGCAGCGTTCTTTCGTGATATTGCTGGCGTTGATTTTAAAATGACACCTATAGGAATAAATGAATGGGCGGATATGGTATGGAAAAATATCGTAGCCCCACCTTTAAAATACTATGAGAATTACTACGGTCACAACCTAGCGTTGCAGTTTGACACGGTACCTTATGCAAACTATACACTTCATTTGATTTGCAAACTGCCATACGTTGGAAACTATAAGCCTACAGATAACATTGACTGGGATTATGGTTTTGAAGAAATGTTGCGCTATCAACTAGCGGTCAGACTTGCGCCAGAATATGGGATGCAACTAAGGGCTGATATTGCAGCAGCAGCGCAAAACCTTATGCAAAACATTAAACGAAGAAATGCAGACAACAAAACTCTTATTGTAGATGACGGCTTGCAACAAGGCACTAGAAGATATGGATATTATGACATCATAAGTGGTGTTACAAGATGACAGTTCCTTTTGCAATTGCTACATCACAAGCACGTAATAATAAAGGCAACAATGAAACACTTGTTAATATGTATGCTGTGGTCATGCCTCCAAATTCAAAAGCTGGTGTAGTTTTACTCGGAACTCCGGGGTGGACTTTATATACAACAATTGAAAACCCACCTATTATAGGGATGTATTTTTTTAAAAATGATCTTTATATTGTAACAAAAACAGACTTCTACCAAATAAGACATTCTGATAATTTTATTACTAGAGTTGGTGATGTAGATTTTAACACAGTAGATAGTGTATCAATAGCAGATAATGGTATAAATATGGTTATTGTTGGTGGGGATGGTTATTATTCTGACGGCACTACTATTACAAAAATTACAGATGCCGCTTATTACCCGAGTGATACAGTAACTTTTCAAGACGGCTATTTAATTTTTAATAGATCAGGTACTAACCAATTCTTTTTATCAGGGTTATATGCATTAACTTTTGACCCATTAATGTATGCAAGCGCGGAAGGATCTCCCGATGTTATTAATGGTCTTATTTCTTTAAACCAAAAGCTTTATATTTTTGGCACACAATCAGTTGAGGTTTGGTATAACAGCGGGGATAGTTTATTTCCATTTGATCGCATACAAGGTTCTTTTTCATTACGAGGATGCATTAACTATAAAACTATAGCCGCTACAAATAACACCGCATACTGGGTAGGAAACGATAACGTAGTTTATATGATGCAAGGATACACACCTACACGCATAAGCACATCGGCTATTGAGTTCAGGTTAGGCACAAGAGGAACAAAAGACTTTAGAGCGTTTACATACAACGAAGAAGGCCATTATTTTTATGTTCTAACTATAGACGGGGACACAACACTAGCGTATGATATGCTAACTGGACTATGGCATACTAGAGAATCTTTAGGTAGCACTTGGGGTTTGCGTAATATGGGTATGGATGATCAAGGGAAATGGTATGGCGCAGATGTGGCGAGTGGAAACATTTACTATGTAGGCCTAGATTACCATACAGAAAATGGGCAAACAATTTTAAGGACAGCCGAAACATCACCATTTAGTAATGGAGTTGATTACTTTACCCTTAATAAATTTGAATTAGATATGGAAACTGGCAAGTCTCAACCAAACAAAGAAGACACAATTTCGTTATCATTTTCAGATGATGGAGGGTTCGAGTTTAAAAATGAGCACACCATATCTCTTGGAGCGCAAGGGGAGCGCAAAAAACGTATTATTTGGAGAAGACTTGGAAGACACAGAAACTTAACTTTAAGAGTTACTACTCGTTGTAATTCACAAGTTAATATTATCGCTGCTCATGCAGAACTATCATGACATTAAAAACATCACCATTAGATCAATCACCAGTAGCAACACAACTTGTGGATGGTGATGGAATAGCAACACAATCTTTAGCTTTCTTTTTTCAAAAACTTGTTAAGAGACTTGCTATAAATCAAGATAATTTTACAACTATTGAAACGCAATTAAATCAAGGAATAACTCAAAACATTGTAGTTATGGTTACGTCTACAACATCAAAAACTTTAGTATTTAAAGATGGGTTGCTAACGCAAATAATATGATATAATATATAAAATAGGAGTTACAATGAATACACTTGAACCATTTACACCAAACTTTGGAAGTGGAGTTACTGTTACCGCTTCTTCAACTTCCGCAAATATCACAGTACCTGAAAATGCTGAAAGTGTTTGTATTACAAATATTGGGGCAAACATTGCATATATTAAAACCGGTGTTTTAGTAGGGGCTACGGCTTCTATTGCAGATTACCCAATTTTACCATACGCCCAAGCAATCATTACTAAATCTTCCAGCCATGGATATTTTGCTTATATTTCAGCAGCAGGTACGTCATTGCACGTAATGATAGGCGAAGGATTTTAATATGATTAAGCAATTTACATTACCCGATGCAAATGCTGCCAATATGCAAGCTTCCGTTCTTGGGTCAGTATATCCAGTCCCCACAATTTCAGCACCAGCAAGTGGCGCAACTGGCGTATCAGTAACCCCAACATTGACAAGTTCGGAAGGGGTTGCATCATTATATACGCTAGCTAGAAGAGATACGTCAAATCAAACAGCAGTGGCTGTTAATACTGATTTAATTTTTAATGCAGTATCCGATAATGATATTCCATTAAATACTTCTACGGGTGTATTTACTCTTAAAGCAGGAGTGGAATATGAACTTACAGGTTGCCCAAATTTAACAACGTTTGATTTACCAACATCATACGCATATTTTAGATGGGTATTTGCTTCGGATAATTCAGCATTGCCATCAGGGCAATCGGGTAGCATAATTCCTTCTACATTTGCAAGCAACTCGGGGTCACAGCCAGTAGCTACAGCTACATACAGACCTATTGTAGATACTGATGTTAAACTAAGAGTATGGCAAGGTTCGGGCACATCAATATTGGCATTTGCTAACTCATGGGCGAGAGTAAGAACTACAGCAATAAAATATATTGATTATACTCAATCTGCTTCACGCTTTCAAGTTAGGTTACACAGCACAGGCGTAGTGGTATTTGATTCTGGTGAAGTAGTTCCATTAACGGCTACAGTATCACCAGCATTAACCGCATCTACTTTATACGATGTTAGAGTAATGCACAAAAGTATGGAAGGATTTTGGACAAAGTGGAGCACATGGCAATCATTCACAACGGCGTAAAAACCGAAAACAATTTACCACAGTTATTAATGTCTTATGAAAAAGACATTCAAAAAGCAGAGCAATTAATGTCTTTAATGCCACAAGTGGAAACTCCATCCTTCCACCATTTTACGGATGGGCTATATACTAGAGAAACACATATGCCAAAAGGTTGTTTTGCAATAGGTAAATGCCATAAATTCAGAGTAACAAATATTTTATTAAAAGGTAAAATAAGCGTTTTAATGGGAAATGATGTTGTCGAATATGAAGCTCCTTGTATTTTTACTTCGGAAGCTGGAATAAAAAAAGTTGCTTATTTTCACGAAGACACTATTTGGCTAAATTGCCATCCTACCAATGAAACAGATTTAGAAAAAATAGAAGAAGAGGTAATTATGAAAGATAAAGATAAGGAAATTACATGGCTTGGGTAGCAACGGCAATAGTTGGAGCAGCGGTGGTAGGTGGCGTAGCTTCCAATATGGCGGCTGGCAAACAAGCCAGTGCAGCTAATAACGCAGCAGGGCTACAAGCCCAAAGCGAAGCCGACTCTCTTGCTCTACAAAAACAAATGTTTGATAAGCAAGTAGAAATAAATCAACCTTGGCAAGATGCAGGGCTAAAAGCACTTGATAACTACGCAAGTAACCCAGCATTTAAATTTTCATACGATGACTTAACAGCAGACCCTTCTTATAAATTTAGACAGCAACAAGGCGTTAATGCTATGGATATGTCGGCAGCTTCAAAAGGTAAAATATTATCTGGCGCACAAGATAAAGCACTAGCTAATTATGGTCAAAATTTAGCAAGCGAAGAATATGGCAATGCATATAATAGATCGCTACAAACATATAACACAAATGCAAATACGCAATTAAATATTGCAAATTTGGGTAGAGGGGCTGCTGCGCAAACTTCGACCGCTGCTGGTAATTATTCAAATAACGCCGCCAATACTATGTCAAACTCTTCAAATTCTATAGCTAACTCACAAATTGCAGCGGGCAATGCATACGCAAGCGGAATAACTGGAACAGCAAACGCTGTTAACCAAGGCATAGGTAATGCATTGTATTACTATAAAAGCTAGGAGATAATATGGCTAATGAATTTGCAAACCAATACGGGATAAATTTAGGTGCTATTGATAATGCTATTTCTCAAAAGAAAACAGCAGAAGCAAATTTAGCATATAGAAATTTACAAAATAATGCCCTTCAAAGACAAGATACGAAAGAAGTAGCAGCCGACAAAGCAGAACAAGACTATATGCAAAATCCTCAAACAGCCGTAGCTGCCACAATAGCTCAAAAGATTCAATGGAATAATTTAAACGCTTCCGAAAGAGCAGATAAAACAGCAGCTATAAAAGAGCAGATAAACCAAAAAGGTATTGCAATCAATAATATTATGGGAATACAGGACCCGGAGCAACAAAAAGTAGCATTACAGCAAACAGTAGCTAAAATGTCTCCTGATGAACAAGCACAATTTTCACAAAAGTATGGAGCTAATCCTGACGAATGGCAACAGAACTTACCTCACGTTATGAATGATTTGATTGTAGCCGATGGGGGGGTGAAGCTATTAGAAGATCAAGCGAAAGCAAAAACACAACACGGGTATAAAATTGAAGAAATACAAACAAAAGAAGATGCAGAAGCAAAACAAAGAACTAACCAAAATGCATTTGCTGCAGGGCAAGGGAATTTAAATAGACAAAATGCTATGGATATTGCAAATATAAGAACAGATTCAAATGACGCTAGCAGAGAAGTAGCAAATGCCATTAGACAGCAAAGTGTTGATACTGCAAAACAAAGAGCATCTGATGAACTAAGCGCAAAACAAGAGCAACAAAAGCAAACAAGAATTAAAAATGTTGAAAGATATGTAGCCGATGTTCCAAACTTTGATAGTTTAAGCAGTGAAGACCAGGCAACAGCTAAACAGATATATATTGAAACTGGGAAAGTTCCAGATATAACATCTGAAGAAGGAAGTGTATCAAAGTTAACTGGTGGGAAAATAAGTTTAGGTAAAAACTATAAACTTAAAGGAAGCACTACAAATAACACCAATATGTCTAATACAACATCTCGACCACCGTTATCACAATTTTAAGGGGAAATAATGGCATTTGATTATTCTGGGGCTATAAGTGTGGGCTACACGCCAGATGAAATTGCTACAGAATTAAAAAATCGTGGCGTAGAGATGGATGTATCAGCTGCATTAAAGGCTGGGTATTCTGATGATGAAATAGCAAAAGAAATAGATAATAGATTTAATAGCAAAAGCTCTGTACCATCTCGACCTGCTGATTACGTTGAATACCAAGAAGAGCCAAAGCCTAAAGAGCAGCTAAAAGAAGAAGGCATTATCGATAAAATAGGTCATTTTGTGCAAATGCCTTCACAAGCCTTACAAGAGGCATTAAGCCGTAACCCTTCTGATACGGCAAGCGATGTAGTTAAGGGTGCCGCACAATCCAACCTAGTTAATAATGCTTTTTACGCTGGGGGGTTAGTACCAGCGGGCAATATAGCTACAAACATTTATAACCAAGCTACAGACAGCAACGCACAAAATCCAGTACAAACATACCGAGAAGATCAACAGCAACAAGCACGAGCTATTGAGCAAGAAGCAATTAAAAACGGTCAGCCTAGCGCATCATACGAATTAGGAAACATGATAGGTGATTACAATAACCTAGCGTTTGGGGCTGGTGGTGCTGGTGAAAAAATAGCTGCTGAAAACTTGGTTAAAGAATACGGACGAAAAGCAGTTGAAGGTGGTGTGATAGGTTCAGGTTTTGGAGCTGGTAAATCAGTAGGAATGGATGAACCGTTAAACACTAAAGACATTTTGGAAGGTGGCGCTACTCTTGCTATACTGAATCCTTTGCTACATGGCATCACTCAAAGCTATTCACGCGGGCTAAAAATTGCAGATGGAATGGGGCTTAAGGGTAATGAAGCTATAGACTTTGCAACACGCACAGCACAAGACGAGGCTATCGCTAAAACGTTCAATGAGCAAACTAAATCAATTGCAGATACGATAGATAAAAAGCTTGTAGATATGGGAGAAAAGCCTCAGTTTAAAACCGAGGAAGTAAAACCTATTTTGGATGCAGATGAATTAAATATAGCCAAAGATATAAGCAAAGAAAATAATATTCCTATAGAAGAAGCTACAAAAATAGTAGAAGAAGCCAAAAATACTAATACTAACGAAATTGATAAATCTTTAAATAAACAAGAATTACTAAAAGAAAATACTTTGCCACTGGAAGAACCAACAAGTAAAGGTGTTTCCGTTGACGAAGCACAAGAGCAAACTAAAAAGACTCTCGGGAAGCAGTTTGACAACTTAAAAGACGACATTAACATAGTCCAAAAGTACGAAGATTTACCACAAGACTTACAAGATCGTGGCGAGCAGTTTTCATCAGGCGGTAAAGTGCGTGGAGTATTTGACCCACAAGACGGTAAAGTCCACTTAATAGCAGATAGCATGGACGCGAAAGAAGTGCCAAGCGTTGTAGTGCATGAACTATTACACAAATCTATTGCTAACGGTTCAAAGCCTTTAGGAGAAGCACACGATACGTTTGTGCTACGCCTTAAACAGCTTAAGGATGAGCCTTTAGTTAAAGAGGCATTCCAATCAGTTAAAGACGCAGGGACTTTAGATAAACACGTCAATGAAGAAATGATGTCATATTTAGTAGAGAAATATCAAGCTGGTAAAGATATGTCTCCACGGTTGAAACATTTTATATCAGACGTAATAGACAAAGTAAAAGTATTTGCTTCCGAAACAGCGGTAAAATTAGGAGTAGATGCAAAATGGTTAGTATCTAAAATGAACGAAAAAGACATAGCTTCACTTTTAAAAGCTTCCGCAATAAAATATTCATTAAAAAGTGGAACTAAAAAAGACGTTATGTTTTCAAAAGCCAAAGAAACTATAAAAGAAATACCAAACTCAGACCAATCGAAACCAGTGCAGGAAGCTATTAAAAAAGCACTCAATAAAAACATGATTGAGGGAACACTAGACAAAGGCATTCAAAAGATTGTAGGCGGCGCAATGAAGTTAGCAGATGCAGTTACCGCACACAAAATAACCAAAGCCTATGATAAAGTAATGGATACTCAATTCATGGATAATATGTTCGGACATAAAATTTACAAAGCCATGGATTATATGGAACTTAGAGACACCACTTTGCAAAACATGAATAAATCCATGAGCAAAGCTATGGATATGCACAACCAGCTTAAAGACCTTAGCATGCAAGCACGTGAAGCAATGTATGACTATGCAACTGGCGATAAGTCAGTACAGCTTACGCCAGAGCTTAAAAAGGCTACGGACACCATGATAAACATGGTTGATGCTGCTGGTAAAAAACTTGTTGAAAATGGAACACTATCCAAAGAAGCTTATGAAGAATGGCAAGGACAATACTTACATAGAAAATATATCTCTAAGCTTAAAAACGCACAAGATATTTTATATAAAAGTGGTGGCGGATTCAAAACAGAAGAGATCAAGGCTAGAGGTAAAATATGGGAAGCTACAAAAGATGATCTTAAGACACTTGAAGACAATGGCGAGATTGGAAAAGTTTCAGAAGGTAAAATTGAAGCTACAGAATTACCAAATGGCAAAATATCATTAAGGCGAGATTGGACTAAAGAAGAGCGTGCAAAGATGGGAGAGATCAGAGATATAGCGTTTGCATTTCCTGAAACATACGGACGTCTTGCGATGCTTGCAGAACACGGAAAACTTTTAGCTTCTATCCCTGAAAAGTATATTGCTAAAGAAGGAAAGTTTACCGATAGCCAACTTAAAGACTTTGGGTATAAAAAGCTAGATGGAAAAAAGTTTGGGGCGTTAAACGGTCGTTGGGTTAGCAATACGATAGCAGATGACATTCACAGAACAGCTACAGAACTTAACGGTGATGAAACAATGAAAGCGTATAAAGAATACGTATCAATGCTTAAAGCAAGTCATACTATTTACAATACATCGTCACATGTTAACAATTTGCTATCCAACGTAGTAATGCAATTTACAGCAGGGCTTAACCCAGCTAAGGCTATAGTTTATGCAGTCCAAGGGGCAAGAACTTTAAAAGATGCAACAAGACTTCAAGAGTTAAACGCTAAAGAGTTAACAGGGTTATCTCATAATGAAACAAAAGAAATAGCAAAATTAAAAGCAGATAAGAATGTTTCTTTAATGGTTGAGGCGCAAGAGCTAGGGCTATTTGGGAGAAGCCAATTAAACTCTATCCTAAGAACTTATTTATCCCCATCGGTTGATGTTGGTGCTTCTGGGAAACTAGCAAAAGTTAAAGAAGGCTTTACTAAAGCATATGAGGGCGAAGATAATATGATGCGCTTTTCTGCTTTTAAACAGCTAAGAGAACAGGGTATGAGTGCTAAAGAAGCCGTAACTAAAATAAATAACGACATTGTCCCTGACTACTCTAAACCCATGAGTAAATACGCAAGAGTTTTAAGAGATAGCGGATTTGTACCTTTTATGTCATGGATATACTACTCTACTCCTATGATCGTTCGCCAATTAAAACAATCTCCTTCAAGGACAATAGCTTTAATGGCTGGAATTTATGCCATTGACAATGCGTTTGGAATTAATCCGTATGATGCTAAAGACATGCCACAAGATGGATTTGCAAAAGACAATATGGTAACAGGAAGAAATGGAAATAAGGTTGATGTAGCCAGGATATCTTCTATTCTTCCTCAATCACAATTATTATCGCCAGTAGATACAGTTAAAGGAATGCTTACCGGTGGTATTCCTCAAACAGCAGTTGCAGCGTTGTTTAATATGGACCTATATAATAATAGACCAGTAACACAAGCAAAAGGCGGAAAGGCTGTTTATCAATATAGCAAAAATTTAATTCAAAACGTTTTGCCTACTCCAGACGTTGCAGATCGTGCATATAACTTAGCAGAATCTCATATTCTACCAGCGAGAGTAAGAAAAAGTAACGAAGTCATTGAACCACGCACACCAACACAAGAGGCTTTGTCGTTTTTAGTAAATACCAAAACGTATGATAAAAGCAAACAAAGAGAAAAAGCTATAAATGATAAACTTAAAGATGAAAAATAATGCTATAATGGCAAATATTAAAGAGAGGTAAAAATGTCTGGTTTAATTTTTACAGATGCAAATTTTCAAGGTATTGGGAATGATGGGCTAGTAGTACCGTATGGAAAATTATACATTTACGATACTATTACAGGGCTATATTCTACAACATATCAAGATAGCGCCTTAACTGTTGCTAACACTAACCCAATTGTATTGTCTGCGTCTGGGAAAGCAAGAGTGTTTCTAAACTATGGGCAATATAATATAGAATTAAAAGATCAGTATGATGCCGTAGTTTGGACTTTAAACAATTATATATCCTCTATAATGGATAATCAGACCATAGTTGATGCGGCTGCGGCTACAGCAGTATACGCAACAAACGCTAAAGCTTCTGCTGACATTGCAACATCACAAGCAAATATTGCTATTACAAACGGAAATAACGCATTGGGCTATTCGTTAATATGTGCTGCTTACGCAAATATGTATTGGGCTGGTTTTAATGTTAACCAGGGTGACCTTATAGTGTCTTACTCTGACGGTGCAACGTCTTTGCCTTCTTTGATAGATGGCGATTTTATAATAAATTACTAGGAGAATAAATGCCTACTTTAAATTTAGGTCGTGTTGGGTTTGTAAATAAAGGCGCTTATGTTGATGCGACTACTTTAGCGCCTCATAAAGTTAACGACATTGTTCAATTAAATAGTGTCACGTATGCGTGTATTCAATACCACGAAACGGCACATTTGCCAACCGACACCCTATATTGGCAAAAATGGACGGATTATGGCATCCATTCCGTATCTGACATTTCATCTTCCGTAACCGCTTCGGCAGATTCACAATATGTAAATTATTTTGCTGGGCCTGCTGGTGTAAGCACTGGCGTAATGTCGTTAAAACTTACTGGTTTAGTTGCAGCAACTGCTTCTAATATTTGCAACGAGTATTTTGAAATTACTATTACGCAAGACGATCAAGATTTAACTCTTGGAACAAACCCACCATCATATAAATTTATGATTAAAGGAGATATGAAAAACGGAATTTGGTACAATGCCCAAGCAGCGACACTAGGAGCTTCAATAGTGTCACCAATTAACGTTAGGTTTACGAGAAACGCAACAGACGCATTTATTGAAATTGGAGAAACTACCTCCACATGGAATTACCCTATTATTGAAGTTTCAAATCTTATCAATAATAACACTATTTCATACACGCCTATTTTTCTAGCTTCAATAAATGGTGCTCTGCTAGGCACTACGTCTGACTTTATTATTTCAGCAACTCCTTATTACGAAGAAACAAAAGGTATAGATATTGCAAGTGCTTCGACAATTACAATTGGAACTGCAGGGCAAGGGAATTTAAGGCACATTACGGGAACCACCACCATAACAAGCTTTGGAAATGCCATAGCAGGGACAAATAGAAAACTTGTATTTGACGGAATTTTAACATTAACACACAATGCCACTTCTTTAATTTTACCAGATGGAGCAAATATAACAACAGCTGTTGGAGATAGTGCAGAATTTGTTTGTGATAGCACAAACAATTGGAAGCTACTTAGATACACAAAAGCGGCTACTTCAGTAGTAGATGGTTTTTGTGTATGCACATTTTCAAACCTTAAAGCTTCTGCAAATGGAACAAGCTCTAGCATATCCTTTACAGCAGATGAAATTGTTGTGGAAAATGCAACAAACACTTATAAAACATTAAGATCAGTTTCTTTAACAATAGCAGGCACAAGCGTCGGTGCTAACGGTATAGATACAGGTACCATTTCTCTTTCCACATGGTATTCATTATGGGTGATTTGGAACGGTACAACTACTGCAGGGCTTATGAGTTTAAGCGCAACAGCTCCAACTTTACCAAGTGGCTATACTTACAAAGCTCGCGTAGGTTGGATTAGAACCGACGGAACAGCAAACAAATATCCTTTGGGGTTTACGCAAATAGGTAGAAGAGTTCAGTATAAAGTAACTTCAGGGTCTAATGTTTTAAATGCTCCAATAATATCTGCAGGGGCAAATGGTAATCCAATTACCCCCACATGGACTGCCGTTAGTATTTCTTCTGTTATTCCTATTACTGCAAATACAGCCAATGGAATTATACACAATGATACAGCATCAGGGGTAACAATTATTGCCCCAAATAATCAATATGGCTCTATTGTATCAACTTCTAATCCGCCAATAGCATCCACCGCATATGGAAGTGCTGGCGCTATTACTGTTCCATTTAATTTGGTTTTAGAAAGTACAAATATTTATATAGCAGCGACCGGGGCTTCAAGTGTAGTTGCTATTTTAGGGTGGGAGGATTCACTATGAGTTATGCAGTAAGAAAAGACGCTTTGGGTTGGAGAGCAGTCGGAAGTAGCGCAGATGTGTTAGATACAGAAATATTTAGTGCAACTGTGCCTATTTTAACACCAACAGCAGAACAAATAGATTCTGAAAAAAAATCTCAGCTTCAAAAATATTGGGATGGTTTAGAGATTACTATAAATGATAAAACATTTTTAGGAAATCAAAACAACTGCACGCTAATGGAACTTAAAAAAGCCACTTTAATGGATGCAGAGCAAACAACATTCCCTGCAAAATATGGTTTTGTGGACACAGACAAAATAGAGCTTCAGCAAGTTTTAAATAAAATATCTGTGCTTCTTGATGCCAAAAAAATAGAAATTTGGGGGGCTCAATGAAAATTTTAGCACTAAAAGAAATACCATCAATATTAAAACTTGGTTGGCAATATGACACAGAATTTACGGAAGAAATTAAAAAAATATTTGTTCAAAATGGATTTGCTTCGGAAGTAACAAGCGACAATTATCCAAAAGGCATTGATACATACGAACCTAAATCATATGGTAAAAGTATGTTTGTTTTTAAATCAAACTCAGCCTACAAATCAAATTGCATAACCTCTGACACGTGGATATTAAGCGAGTGGGATTTAGCCCTACAAGGCGCATAATGTTTACAATTTTAAATCGATTACGTGGAACAGTAGGGGCATGGAGCAAGTTTAATGGCTTGCTACTTGCATATATAATATACGCCCTTACATGCAACCACTATGTAGCTTTAAGAGTAGGAATTGGTTATCAGACTGCAAAACTATGGGATTTTAAATATATGCACTTAGGATGGGAGCATCAAGATGTATGGTATAGATTATTTCAAGACGTTGTGATAATTAGTTTATTGTTTATGCTATAATTAGAAAAACATAAGGGTTTTTATGGATTTAGAAAGTTTTGTCAGAGATGAATTTGCAAGGTTTAGCATAAAAATTACAAGCCTTGATGTAAAAGTTTCTGACATAGACAAAAAAGTACAGTACATAAACATTTTAGAGGAACGTCAAAAAAACGATAGAGCGTTTATGGAAAAACTAGACAAAACAGTTGATGACTTAAATGTCACAATGGATAAATTAAATATAACTTTAGCCACAATGAGCGGTGAGAAAAAGGGGTCGTGGACAATTATAGGCTTAGTATGGACGGTTATTGTCTCAATAACTTTAGCCGCTGCTTCAATGGTTGTAAAGCAAAATTCAGATATTTCCGTACTACAAGAAAAGGCAAAAGATGATAGAACAAATAAATAGCGCACTTTTAGCAGAACATATTTTGCTTTTAGCAGTAAAAATAGCAATTGTTTACGTACTGTTTTTTCAAATAAAAGTAGAAAAATCACCAAAAATTAAAACCATTAGAATGGCTATTTATAAAGTAGGGTATAGAGCTATGCTAACATGGTCTATATTTTATTCAATAGTTCAAATATGTTTTATTTCAATATTTTTCGTAAACGTTGATGTTTGGTGGTATGAAGCATTATCGGTAGCAGATCAATTAATTACGTCTTTATTTTTATTATATTATATTATTGTAAAGGAGGAATAGCATGGCAAAAGGCAGAGAAACTGGCGGAACACGTGGCGGCGGTAAAAAAAAATAGAGGGGTAAAACCCTCTTTTAAGGATTAAAAAAATGATTGAAAATATAAAAAGAATGTGGGTTGAGCTTACTATAACTTTCTTGGTAACAGTTCTTTTTTTAACGCATGGTTATGAAGGCGTTCCAAACGCTACGCAACTTGTATTACTTAAAATAAACCTTGTAAGTATGGGTTTGTTACACGCTCACGTAGCTGGAAAATTGATTTTTAAAGGAAAACTTGATTGGCAAGTTCCTTGGGAAATGTCATCAACAGCTCATTTAATAAGAGGAGCATTGTATGTTACGATTCCTTTTATGTACGCTATTGGCGGTTAATACCTTTGCCCTAGATCGTTGTGCGTCTTATGTACAGGAGGTAAGACGCGCGCACTTTGCGGTGTTTGGAGTGGACTATCCGTATCAGTACGGTGTCGCTCAATTAAAAGAAGAATCAAATTGTAGAGATATTTTAAGCAATGATGGGTATGGGTCAGAAGGTGTAGCTCAGATTACCATGAGTATGTGGGCGAAAACACTTAAAGAAAACGGAATTGAAGAAGTAAGAACTACGCGTAATAATTTAAGAGCCCAAGCGTTCATTATGAAACAAAACTACAACGAAAAATATCCTCTTTGGGTGATGTACCAACGGTACAATGCAGGGTATTATGTCATGTGGGAAATTCAAAGAGCAGGTATTGCAGATTGGAATAAGGCGTATGATACATGTATAGACTACTATTATCGAAAGAAAAATGGTGAAAAATTAGAACATGCGCGCGGAGATTCAAAGTTTAATTTAAAAAGTGGCGTACAATACCGATCAAACTGCGATATAAATTACGAATATAGTCAAAAGATTTTTAAAACAGGAAAGGAGTATTCGAATGTGGGCAGTCCTAAGTTTATTTACTGGTAGTTCTAAATGGATATACATTGCACTGGTTGCTCTTTCATTAGCTTTTATAGGTTTATCTACACTCTCTATCTCTTTTTATGCTGATAGAGCTTCTTTAGCGCTACAGAGCAAACTACAAGGCGATGAAATTACTAAGCTAACATCTGATAACAAAGAATTGCTAAAACAAGTATCAGAAAAACGAAAAGAGATTGATTTAGTAAACGAGATAGCTAAACAAAATGCTATCGACAAAGAAAAAAATATGCAGATTGTCAAAGCTGAAAAAACAGAAATTGAGGCAAGATATAAAAATCTTAGAGACTCATTAAACAACTGGCAAGGAGATAAAAATGCGACAAGTTGTCAAAACGCTGTTAATTTTGTTAATAGTATTAGCCGTTAGTGGGTGCGGAATAGATCAGCCAAATACGCCAACCGATCAATACATAAGCGTTCAACAAAAGTGTATTCCTGATATTAAACCTCAACCTGACATATATTACCAAACTTTTCAAGCTGGACAAGAAGAGTCTATGGTTAAATGGTTGTGGAGTGAATTACTAAAATTTAAAGAAGATGGTGAAAAAGTTAGAGCAGAAGTAAAAAAATGCCAATAAGGAAACAATATGGAAAATTTAATATCAATACTTTTTTACTCACGAGAAATTGCACACAGAGAGCATTTAAAGACAACAAGTTTTGCACAGCATAAAGCATTAAATGAGTTTTACGATGGCATTATAGACCTAGCAGATAGTATTTCGGAGGCATATCAAGGTCGTAACGGAATTATGAAGTACATACCTTTTGCTGTGTTTAAAGTAGATGGTGCTAAAAATTGCGATAAGATAAAATTTTTGTTAAAAAAAGTTGAAGAAGAAAGATGCAAGTTGGATAAAAAAGATACAGCTATTCAAAACATTATCGATGAGATTGTTGGGCTGTATCTTTCTACTATTTACAAGCTAGAATTTCTTTCTTAGCCTAATTTTGAATTACTTTGGCTACTGTGTTTACATCGTCGTTAAATAGATAACATAGTATCCAAAAGTCGTTCATTAGTTAGCCTTATTATTATCAATCCAATCGCATGAGCGACACAATAACTCATATCCTAAATTATGGCTTCCGTTCTCAAAAGCGTACATAGTATTTGAGCTTATCTTTGCTTCCTTGCATAGTCTTTGACGTGTAGCAATGATTGAGCCATGCACCCATCTACCGTCTTTATATCCTCGCTCACTTTTCGCGTAAATCTCTTTTAACTCTGCTCTAAGTTGTGCGTCTGTTTTTTGTACTGCGTTCAATTAATTGTACTTAATTTGATGTAGCAACAATATAAAGCAAAATCAAAGAAATAATAGTGTCGCATAAAATATACAAATTTGTACGCTCTGTTTTTGTAAATAACCATTTTTTAATATTTTGCATTTTATATCCTTATTCTTTTCAGTTATTATACTATTTTTTTATAAATAAGTAAGGGGGTGACGTTAAATTATATTAATATTGCATAATCAATCAACTTTAACGCAAAACGTGTTAAAATTAAGCTATGTTAAAGTTATATGGGTATATAATAACGGTATTAAAACGAAAGGGGAAAAGATGATAAGCGCAAAGATAATGACAGAAAAAGAAGCTAGAAGCTATATAGGTGTTAAATATGAAGTTCAAGGGAAAAGAAAAGATATTTATACAGTGACAGAAGTTTATTCTATTTATAATAGTAAAAATGAATTGGTATCTTTTATGTTTCAAAGCGAGCATACTTTTTTAGGTCAAAATTTAGTTAATAGTGACATAGCATTATCAAGTATTAAAAGAGGAATTATAAAGGAGAGTCATGAGTCGTAAACAATCACCCTCAATGCTATTGCTAGACCAACATCGGCAAGAGATAGAGGCATTACTAAATAACAAAGCTAGTGTAGCGTTACTGGTGCGGACGTTTGGAACTTCTGCTAACACGATGAAAAAGTATATTAAAAGTTTAAAAGGCGGAAAAGATGAGCGAAGTTAAACAAAAAACACCATTCCAAAAATTAAGCGAACCGTTAGACGTGCAAGATATTGAGTTTCGTATTGGTAACACAAGCCAAGGAAGTGGTTTTAGCCTCTTAGCGTATAAGACCGCAAGAGTTGACACTAAACGTCTTAACGATGTTTTTGGTGCTGGGTGGACTAATCGTTTTTACTACGATGATAAAAGCCTTTTATGTTGTGAAATTTCTATTTACGTTCACGATCTTAAACAATGGGTTGGGCGCACAGATGTTGGAACTGAAAGCCAGACAGAAAAAGAAAAAGGCTCATATTCAGATGCGTTTAAACGTGCTGGTTTTAAATGGGGTATCGGAGCTGAATTATACGACTTTCCTTTTATGTGGGTTAAGTGGGATAATTGGGATGATCGGGGTGGAAAAAAATACCCTAAGTTTATGGCTGGAAACATTAAAGTCGAAGAATACTTACTACAAGATGGTGAAGTTAAAAAACTTAAATTAACTTACGATAGTAAAGTAATTTACGAAATTGGCAAGAATGTAAAAGTTGAAGAAGAAAAAAAAGAAAAACCAGTTTTAACAGAAGAAGAAATGCAAAATAGAGTTTTGGAAATTGAGTCTTTAATTACTAAAAGCAACTCCGATAAACAAAAGTTTTTATTATTTTTTAAAGTAAAAACAATCGAAGATCTTCCATATGAAGATGCACTTAACGCTTTAAAATCAAAAATAGAGAAGGCAAACAATGGAACGAATTAACGTTGAGCAAGGCTCACAAGAGTGGCATGATCTTAGAGCCAAGTATTATAAAACAGCTTCAAGAACGCCAATTGTTTTGGGGCTATCTCCTTTTTCAAAAAATGAAGATTTAGCCAAAGAGCTTAAACATGGTATTAAGCCTTACTATAACAACGCTATGAGGCGTGGAAACGAATTAGAACCTATGGTAAGGGAATTAGCCAATAAGCATTTCAATGATGTTTTTGAGCCTGCAGTGGGCATTAATGCTGACTTTTTAGCTTCTCTGGATGGTATCAACTTTGACGGTGATACAATTATAGAAATTAAAGTAAGCGAAAAAACGTATAATGAGATCAAAGATGGAATTGTTCCGCCATATTATAAAGCTCAAATACTTCACCAGCTTTTTGTTTTTGAAGCTAAAGCGGCTTATCTAGTTGCATATAGCGAGATCAATAACGATATTGCAGTTAGTGTCCCGATCAATGATGACTCAGTTTGGTTTTGGGACATGCTTAATGCTTGGCACCAATTTGATAAGTTTATGGAAAACTACGAACTGCCTACCCAGCAAGAAATGACAGATAAAGAATGGAAGCGCATTTGCTCTAAGCTTATTAAAATTAATGAAAAAAAGAAAAAGATTGAAGCCGAAGAAAAGCAATATAAGGAACAATTAATTGAGCTTTCAAAAGGAGTTAAGTCTATTGGTTGTGGTGTTATGGTTTATCCTATAAATAAAAATAGCATTGACTATAAAAAGTTAATTCAAGATAAAAAAATAGATGTCGAACCATATCAAACAAAAAGCACATCATGGGGCGTTAAAATACAATGAAACGAAGCTACGAGCAGTTAAAACTATACCATGGGTATATCAACCAACTGCGACAAGCGAACGAAATAACCGTAAACTTAGACGGTCAAGTTATGCAATTTAGATTTAGCGTGGTAAAAAATCCTCGCTATCTTCTAAAAGCTTTAGATTTAGAGTTGCCGACTACTAACAATAAGTTTCCGTTGGAGTCGGCTAATAAAAACGAGTTTCATAAAACGGACATGACAGATTTAACCCATCATATAAGCTTTTTAAGAGAGCTTTTGTGGGATAATAAAATCATTCCTTTTAATGAAGCTGAATTATATAAGGATTAAAAAATGGATGACTTTAAAAGCTATATTTATGATGAATTTATAAGAGATATAGAAGATAAAATACAAGACGTAGATAATTATATTAATATTTCTCAATTAACTGACGAACAAAAAAATAGTTTAAGAGATTATTTCAAATTAGAATTAAAACAAATTATGATTAACGAAGGATTTTAAAATGGCATTACCAACAGTTTCAATTTTTGGAACGATCAGCAAAATTGAGTTAAAGTACACACAAGCAGGTAAGGCAATATGCTCATATCAAATTGAGTGTAGCGAAAAAAATCAAAAAAACGAATGGGAAAATTTGTATCTTAAAGGTGCTTCGCTTGAAAAACAAGCCGAGTTTATTAACCAGTATTTCAAAGATGGTGACGTATGTATTGCTACTGGCAAACTTGTAACAAAAAATTACACGAAGCAAGACGGCTCAAAAGTTTATGAAGTGCAACTAAAGTTTCCACAGATTCAATTTGCTCCAAAAAGCAAAAATGCACAAGAAGATCAAGGCGCACCTCAACCTAAACAGCCTAAGCCACAAGCGCAAAACAATTATCAAAGTAACGACATTCCAGAGTTTGACATTGACGAATCGGAGATACCATTTTGATAATAATTATCAATAAGTAAAACAATGGCTAAACAAAAACAAGAAGCAACTAAGCCACGTTTTCACGTTTATTGTCACGAGTGTAAAAACTCGTTTGACGTGGACGTGGTTTTTTACGTGTGCGAGTGTAAAGGCGTTGCGCTTACTATAACAGATCACGACAAGCTTACGAGTAGATATTTTTTAAATGGAGTTAAAAAGTGAAAAACAAAAAATGCAATTCATGCGGTGAGATATTTACTCCTGACCGACCATTCCAAACTACGTGTAACTATAATTGCGCTTTAGATTATGCACGGTTAAAAGCTAAGCAAAAATTAACCAAAGACAAAAATAAAGCAGTTAAACAATTAAAGGACAATGACGTATCAGTTTTAAAGCGTCTAGCACAAACGATAGTAAACAAATACATACGGGAGAGAGATAATCTACTCCCTTGTGTGTCGTGTGGCTTTATGCCTCATTATGATAAAAAAGGTAAGTATATTATTAGGCAATGGCATGCAGGTCATTATATGCCGATGGGCAATAATAGTTCTATCCGATACAACGAAGACAATATTCACAAGCAATGCTCAATTTGCAATAACCATAAAAGCGGTAATTTAGTTCAATATCGTAAAAAGCTTATTAACCGAATAGGTCTTGAAAAAGTTGAATGGCTTGAAAGTCAAAAAGAGCTTAAAAAATGGAGCGTTGAAGAATTAAAAGATATTATTAAAATTTATAGGCAAAAATTAAAAGAAATGTGATATAATTTTGTTAACGAACGGCAGTTGAACCTTATTTAGCTGATACTGCCTTTTTTAAAATTGCAACTCTAAAAAGAAGTAGTTAGCACTTGACGGTCTCTCTCTACTTCTTTTTAGAGTTGCTAATTAGAGAGACCGTCAATCCCTCACAAAACAATTCCCAACTACTTAAAAGACTGACAATCGCAAAGGTTGAATGTATGTCACAAAACAACAGCATTTTAGAATACCTAAAACAAGGTAATTCCATAACAGCTTTAGAGGCTTTAAAATCGTTTCAATGTATGAGATTAGCTTCACGCATGAACGATATTAAAAACATGGGCTACGAAGTATGCTCACAAATGGTAGAAATTTCTAGCGGTAAACGTGTTGCTTCTTATTGGTTAAGAAGTGTGAAATGAAAAAACTTACATATAAACAAGCCAGTAAAATAATTAATAGCTTCGGAGGATTTGAAAAATTTGTTGAACTAAAGTTAAGTGAATTAAATATTAAAAAAAAATGTTTAGAAGACTTATTAATGGATGAAGTTCCAGAATATGTTTTTATAAATTCTATAATTAACATTGTTGGGATAAATTATAAATTAAAAAAAATAGATGATGATATTTTATTTTTTAACAACCTATTAAAAAAATAACAATGAAAAAACTAATAGACACTTCATAAAATTTACGCTATAATCAAAATAAGCTTTTAACAAGTAGCATTACTCTTTGGTCGGACGGTGCTACTTTTTAAGACGCTTGAGTGAAAGTCCGACCGCACACTCTCACTAAATACAATCCTCTTAAAACCAATTAGCGGTATCGAAAGGTACAAAATGTTTGCTTGCATAGATAGGAAATTAGATCAGAGAAGGCTTTATTTTTCTATTGATAAATTACTAAGAATTAGTGATGATAAAAAAATTGGTGGAATATATGTAATTTTTAAAGATGACATATGTTTATATGTTGGACAATCTAAAAATATAGCTAGCAGATTATCGACTCATTTATGTGGAAAATATAAAAATGTTGACAAAATTTTAATATTTGAAGGGTATGAAGAAATAGAGGACTTAATACCGTCCGAAAAATGTGCTATTCAAATATTTAAACCAATTGAAAACATATTGGCTGATTATACTGAAAAAATAAACATGAAAAATATTATTTTTCAATTACATGATTTTTTATTAGGTGCTCCGCTATTTGAAGATTACCAATTGATAATAAATGACAGTAATATCTTAATTTTTGATATTAATTTTAGTCTTGATTTAATAGACGAAAACAATAATAAAATACTTTCAAATGTTAAAAATGCGATTTTAGATGGTCGCTTATCATGAGTATTAAATTTATGAACAGAGTATGGACAGATGAAAATTTAGAGCCTACCCAAAAATTAGTTTTACTGGCTATTTGTGACAATGCAAATGATGAGGGTTTATGCTACCCATCTATTGATACTATTCAGCACAAAACAAGTCTTTCAAGACCAACTGTTATAAAAATAATTAATAAACTTGAAGAATTGCATATGCTTACAAAAACACAGAGGGCGAAAAAAAATGGTGGTAGATATTCTTCTTTATATTTAGTTTTTCCTGCAGAAACTTTTGAATTTTTAGATAGTGAATTTAAAGAAAAAATGAGCCAAAGTAAAACGGCTTTACTATATACCCAAAGTAAAGTGGGTTTACCACAAAACGACACCCAAAGTAAAGTGACTTTACCTAAACCATTACTTTCTTTATTTAATCATCACTTATTTATAGAATTATCTAATAAAGAAAGGGATTTATTTTTAGAATATATTTCTTTAAGAAAAACGCTTAAGTTAAAAACAACTATGCAGATACAAAATAGGCTACTTGAAAAGTATTTTGAGTTTGGAAGAAATATAGAAGTTATTGAAAAAGCAATAATTTCAAATTGGAGAGATTTTTACCAACCACCTTCTTGCAAGCCTACATACAAAAAGTCTTTAGCCGAAAGAAACCGTGAAGCGATGGACGAGTACGAACGAATAGCAAAGTATGGAAATGATATTATTACAGGAGAAATTGAATGAAACCAATACTATTTAACACAGAGATGGTGAGAGCTATTTTAGATGGAAGAAAGACACAGACTAGACGAGTTTTTACAAAAAAACAAGTTGAACTTTTTAAATATGCAATTATGGATGGAGAACTTAATAGCACATTGGAAGATTATAATAATGAGCATTGGCTTTGGGCTAAATATAGAATAGGTGACATTCTATGGGTAAGGGAAACGTTTGTAGACGCTTTAAAATTTGGTTTTACATACGGAATTTATTACAAAGCAACAGATGAGCATATTATTAAAGATAAGATGAAAGAGTGGGGAATCAAGTGGAAACCATCTATCCACATGCCAAAAGAAGCAGCGCGTATCTTCTTACGTGTAACGAATGTAAGAGTTGAAAGACTGCAAGATATAAGTGATGAAGATATACTCAAAGAAGGGATAATTGATTTAGAGTCATGGGTTTGCGGTGATATACCTGAATATCAATATTGTGTAACGATGAAATCTAAAAGATATGATAGCGCAGAAGAGGCATTTAAAGAGTTATGGAACTCAACCGCTAAAGAAAGCTATAAATGGGAAGATAACCCCTATGTGTTTGTATATGAATTTGAAAAGGTAGATAAGCCATGCGACTAAAAATAGAATACATAGCTAACTACTTAGGCTTAGACATTAAAAACCCTTTAGTCCTTGCGGACATAGCAGAGATCAAAGACATTGAAGGTTTTATGGTGTTTATGAAAGACAACATAAAGAACACACTCCTTGATTATCTTAATGCGCTTCAAAAGTTAACGGAGCTTAAAAAAATGTATTTAGCCGAGGTTAACCGTGATCGTCTTGAAGGTGCAAGGAGCGAGTCGTTTAGGTTAGCGTTAAAGTTTAGAGAATTAAAGCCAAGACTTAAAGAGTTGGACGGCAAGATTAATACTAGATATTTGGCTCAAAACATAGAGGGTGAGATGGTGAGGTGCTTTACCGACTTTGAGAATGCAACACTTGAAAAGGTAGGGAACTTAAAACGATTGATTTATCTTGATGATAATTTTAAATTAGAGGACGAACTCGACAAAGTGTTTTTTGGGATTGTATATAATAGCAATAGAACGCTTCAGTTGGCTCAAAAATCAACAAACGACAGCAAAGTAGTACAATCAGTCACGGCACTTGTTAATGTGGCTTTAAAGGGGGGGGAGTAAAAAGATGGGCAAAGAGTTAGGAATACCTTACATGGGAAGCAAAAGAAAATTATCTTCTAAAATTGTAGATTATATACTTTCAAAAAATCGTGATTGTAAATATGTTTATGATTTATTTGGCGGTGGAGGTGCGATTAGTTTTGAGTTTTTACAGCGTAAACAAATTAAAAAAATAGTTTACAATGAGTTAAACACTGGAATATGTGAGCTACTTAAAAAGATACAAAAATACGGAGTTACTAAAGACTTTTATAAATGGGTGAGCCGTGAAGAGTTTAATGCACATAAAAACGATAATAATTGGTACGGTGGACTTTTAAAGACTTGTTGGAGTTTTGGAAATAATCAAAGGGATTATTTATTTGCCACTGATTTAGAAGAAGATAAAAGATTGTTACATGAAATTGTAGTCAACAAATGTGATACCTCGAGACAACTTTTTAAAGACAAATTTGATTTATTTATAGATGGTTTTTACCTAAAAAATGATGATATACAATTAAGAAGATTAGATGTTATGCAAGTAGTAAAAGCACAAATAGGACGATTTGACTTACAGCGGTTACAGCAGTTAGAGCAGTTAGAGCAGTTACAGCAGTTAGAGCAGTTAGAGCAGTTAGAGCAGTTAGAGATAAGTAATAAATCTGCATTTGATGTTATTATTAAAACACCAATAAGCGAAACAATCTTATACCTAGACCCGCCATATTTAAACACTGCCAAGTATGCAGAAAAAATGTGTTATACAGAATTAATGGATTATATTTTAAAGAGTCCATATAAGATTTATGTGAGTAGTTATGAGTTTGATTTGCCTTGCGTGTTTGAGCTTAATCATAGAAGTTCTTTAAGTGCTACAAATAACGCAAAAAAAGTAGTTGAAAAGTTATTCTGCAATAGAGAAGAAAATAGTTATGGGAGCTTATTTTAATGCAAACCAAAACACACTCACTTATAGAAAGCCTCACAAACGTAGCAATTGGTTATGTGGTGGCACTATTGAGCCAAATAGTAGTATTCCCTATGTTTAATATTTATGTGCCATTAAGCGATAACCTATTAATTGGCTTATGGTTTACGGCTATAAGTATAATTAGGTCGTACGTAGTTAGAAGATATTTTAATAAAAAGATTAACACCCCTTGACTTTGTTTTCATTTTAGTATATACTTTCAACATCAAACAAAGTTACCCGCCTCACTGGGTTAAGGTCGAGGACGACTGAACATAATCAGTAAAATTATGGTTACTATAAACGTTACTTGCATACTAACGATTTAAAAATTGTATGCATATTTTTAAGGGCTTATTGAAGCTTTTAAATAAAAATGAGGTGGATGAGATGGAAGATAAAAAAAATAACACTGGCGACTGGAACACTGGCTACTGTAACACTATTACGCCAAAAGTTATGCTATTTAATAAAGAAAGCAATATTTGTTTTGATACAGATTTGTATTATAAAATTTACAACATTTTTTATAAATATTCAAAACCGTTATGCGAGTGGATTTCAGCAAATAACATGACCGATGAAGAAAAAGAAACCAACAAAACATGGGAAATTACACAAGGCTATTTAAAAGTTAATGAAGAAAAAAACAATGGATTGAAAGTCGCGCCAGAAGATGAAGAATTTATCAAAGGACTTCCAAACTTTGACAATCAAATTTTGCTGGAATGTACTGGTATCGATTTGACAAAAAAGAAAGTTAAAATATGTATCGATGGAAAAGATATTTTAATTTCTAAAGAAGAATTTGAAAGTATTAAAAAGCAATTTATGCAATAAATAAAGCCCTATTAACTTAGGGCAATTTACTAAGCATTTAATGAGTGTTTAGTAAATTTTATTAAAGGGGTTAAAGATGAAAAATATTGAACATGTGTTTGAGCCGTTTTTTAATTTGCATAAAGAAAAAAAATAAGAAACGAATGTATTATTAAAGGAAGAATTTATTATTACGATTTTATGGGAAGCACTAGAAAAGCTTATGCCAAATATAATAATTTAAAAATTGTTTATCTTGGCCTTGGAGGTGTTTATTCTATAAAAGGAAACAAACAGCCAATGGGGTTAGTGGGTCATTTTTGGGTATATAAATGGAATTATGTTTCAAGAAAGGAAAAACATAAATTAGACATAACTTGGATTAGAAAAAAATACGGGTTAAAGGCTTAAAAATGCATGACACACAAAGAGAATACGACACAGACAAAGTAATAATGAAAATGTTTGCAACTTCACCTACATTTTTAGAAAAATGTTTAACATGTGATCATTATGTGGGTTGTGATAAAGACGTAGGAGATCAGTTATGTGGTGTGGATAAAGACAAAATTGTGACGTGTTTGTCCGTTGAGATTGAAATGCAACTTGCAAAGCTTAGCGGTTGCGTAATGTTTGAGGAGATGAGATGAAAGTTTTAGGCATATCAGAAAATGGAAAATATATTGCGGAAATAACGCATACAGAAATTGAGCAGTATTTGAATTTATATTATGGAAAACTAGAAAAGCTAAGTGTTGGTAAAGAAATTGACTTAGGAGATGGCTATAAGCATTATGAAAACACAAGAAGAGCTTTAGAAAAAACACAAGATTTTTTTAAAGCAAATATTGAAAATATAAGCGCTATTACAAATGCAATGCTTTTAACATCAAAAAAGGAAACAAAATGACCTATTTAACAGCAAAATACTTACAACGGTTACAAATTGTTATTTTAAAAAGAAGAGGTGTAAAATGACAAAATCACAATTTATGCAAGACTACATTAAACCTAACGAAATAGTAACAGTTAATGCTAATTTATTGCAAGAGCAATTAAAATTAAATTTGCAATATGAACGTTTAGTTAAACAAAAAGACGATGAAATCAGACGTTTAAAAATTTGGCTAGATTATCTTAGGCAAGAAAATAACGAGTTAAAAAACGCACGTTATGTTGATTTAAGGGGATAACATGCAACAACCATTTAAAGCACTTTTTTGGGTTATAGGTATTTGTTGGCTTATAGCTATTGTAATTGGGTCTAATTACTGGGATTTGCCGTGAGCAAAACAGATAGCTTGCAGCTAAGTTTTATTTATTCATATATGAAAAAAAAGAAAAAGACTTTAGTTTTATATACTAAATGCAACGTATGCAAGAAAAAGTTTAATAAATATGAATTTTACACAAATACACACGTTTGTAAGTCATGCTGGCTTGAATACGTTGGTATGACACGAGCAGAAAAAAGGAATTTGCAAGATGAAAAAATGGGTTAAGTTTGGCGGGTTTTCTTACTACTCCCGTGCGCTTGGAAAATCAGATAACTTTTTGTTAATGCTTAACAAAAATAGAGGACTAGGATTAGAGCCTAAACAATGCCTTGATTATTATGTCGCAACTATTAACAAGCAAAACGATTTTAAAAGTAAATTGCAAGAAATTTGTTATTGGTTAGAAGATAATAAACTTGTTTTTGAGTTTGGAAAATTGACCGTAGAACATAAAATATACAAAAACGAGAGATCAATTTATGTGTATTTAAGTCGCTGGTTTGAGTATAAACAAAATTTAGTAGATAAAGGCACATTTCAAAGATGGGCTGACGTCATAGAGTTGTTTGATAAATTTAAGAAGGAGAACCAATGAGTAAAGCACTAGAAATACTAAAAGAATTGGATAATCAAGATATTTGGGTGCTATTAGAACTAGGGTTAGAACACACAAATATAGCTAGTGCCATAGCCGAGCTTGAAGCACAAAAGGCTAAGAGTTGCGAGGGGTGTCAGTATTTTAATGAAACGCAGATTTGCAATAATCTTGTAGCAAGAAGTGGATATAAAAGTAATACTTTTTATTGTAATCAACACGAGCCAAAGGCTTAACAATGTACGACCTACCCATACTATTAAGCTTCATGTCGATCTTTGCTTTATCCACCGTTAGTGCAGAATACGAAGCAAAAGTAAATCAAGAGTACGCAGAAATGCAAGAGGTAGTCGGTGAGGTGTTCCGCAGTGGAACTGAATTAACTTTGAGCTATAACGAGCTTAAGAGACAATGTAAAAGGGGGAAAAGATGATAATAGCGTGGGGTATATTTATTTTAGGAATTGTTTTTACAGTAATTTGCCTTGCTCCATTAATGCAAGGGGTCAATAGTGGTAAATCTTTTACATGGGATTTTAAACCATTTTTAATATCTGTTATAGTTGTGTTGTGTTCAGCGCAATACATTTGGGGGTAAAAATGTGGCTCTTAATAGTATGGCAAATAAGCTTTACGCAACCAATAGTTAAAACACATTTTGATAATGAGCGTGAATGTTTATACATGGGCGCACAGTTTGAAGTTGCTTATAAAGAAAGTAAGCCAATAGAGTTTAAATGTTTTAAAATGGGAGAGTAAATGTTCAAAGTATTAGAAGGTGCAACTGCACCAACAAGAGCGACAAAGTATTCAGCGATGATTGATCTATACGCTAACGCTGATGTGGTCATAGGGGCGGGGGAAACGGCTATAGTGCCACTTGGCATTATTATTGATTTAGAAGATTTATTTGATATTACAATTCCAAGTATGAACGTACCAATAGAATGGATAAAACAAGAACGTAATCAATTTCTTGCTAGTCACTATTTGGAACTTCATCCTCGCAGTAGCTTGAGAGCTAAAGGTCTTATCATTGGAGTTGGGGTTATAGATTTGGATTATAAAGATGAGATTGGTTTGATTGTGCATAATCCGTTAACTATTGATCATTTACAAGTTGTTTATAAAACTGATTTAATTCCTTTTATAATTAACAAAGGTGACAAAATAGCACAATGCACACTCGTAGAGCATAAAGGATTCTTAATGGGTATTGAAAGCGAAACAGAGCGTACTGGTGGCTTTGGGCATAGTAGTGACAAATAATGGAACACTTATTAAAAGCAACCATAGCAAACCAACAAGCGCAACTTACCAAAAAAGACGAGCTTATCGAACAACAAGCAACGGTGATTAAAAATCTTACCAAACGCATAGCGGAGTTAAAAGCTAAGCCTATAAAAAGGAGACGGAAGAATGACAACAACTAAA